CTCATGAACGTTGAGATTGTTTTGGCCACATCATCGATCATGGCCATGCTCAATTTGAGCAGTTTGTCTTGGCCGGTATCCACACCCAAGGCCTTGAGCCAGTCTTCGTCCAGTGCGTTTTCACTGTCAATCAACACTACATAGATGCCCTGTGCCTGTGCGTTCTTGATGATATTACCGGAGCAGATATATGATTTACCTGCACCTGATTCACCGGCGAACACAGTGACCTTTCCCAGAGGAATACCTTTGTTAAAGTCGCCGGAGATAAGATAATTCAAGGCATAATTGCCTGTTGAGATCCAGTCTGTAGGATCGTTGAAACCAATGCTCAATCCTTCGATTGACTTGGTGATTTCCTTGCGGAACTTGCTTACGTCAAATGGTTTTCCCATGATAGTTTCCTTTTATGCTAATTTGTAAAGTTCTTTGAATATGTCTCGGCTGTTCAATCCGCGTCGTTGATCTAAACCAGCTAACTCCGCGAATGACTGTTTGAGATTTTTTTCAAATGGTGTGTTTAGATGTGCTAACATGTTTCGATAACTGTCTTCTAACAAGTAACCCGGATGTTGATTGATCTTGTCCGTCAACGTGTCTCTCACAGAGTTTAACACAGTATTTGGAAGATGTCTAATATTTAGGTAGAGTGGCTCGGCCATGGCACCGATTATGTAACTGTTGTTATGGAATCCCAGCTTCTTCAAAAAATCTACACAACCAAACACACTCTGATAGTTCAACAAGAAATGCAACATGTTAAAACTGATACGGTGATCCAGTTTTCCAATGATATTGAGATTGTGCAAGAAATCCACCCATCGGCCACCATGCCTGACATATTCAAATTCTTCTTCAATGGTTTCTACACTCACGGTCCAATGAACATTTTCAAACTCACATATTTTTTCAAACACTTGAGTATCCACTTTGCTGAGATTGGTATTGATACGCAGGTTTACCGTTGGATTGGTTGATTTTAACAGATCCAAAAATTCTTCGTTTTCCTTCATCAACAATGGCTCGCCGCCAGCAAGATAAACATGTTTTAATTTATGTGCATGTTCAAAGATATAATTTTTAAACTGTTGTTTTTGGGCAGAGGTAGGTGTGTCTAGATATTCGTTAAGTTCAGCTGCCCATTTGCTGCTAAAATCAGGACCGCAGTACACGCAAGAAAAATTACAGAGGTTGGTCCATCTCACATCAACTGTTTGTAGATCAAAGTTGCCAGTCTGATAAGTGTCGGTTGGAACTTTTTTAAGTTCTCGTATGTAGAAAATACGGTCACTTATGATGTTGAATCCCGATTTATCACCTTCTAGATCATAGCAGGTATGGCAAGTGCTCACTGGTTGATTGTTGACTATGTTTTGTTGAACCGATACATTGTTAGATCCTGTTACAATATCTTGTATGCTATCGTGTTTGAGATCTCCAATTGGTCCGGCACTGCGAATGCAATTCTTTACTTTGCCATCAAAATTATACATCAGCCCGGTCCAAGGCATAGGACAAAATGTCCTATTGGTCAGCATATCTTTTGGAGTCATAATCTTATTGGACCTTCGGCATGACCTAGAGACAATTCCTGGAACACCATGTTTTGTTGATCAGCAGAGACCATGGCAGCAACTACAGTATCGGCCCAGGCATTGACTTCACAATAAGGATATACTGACGATTGCCCTGGTTGTGTGGCCACAGCACCTGGTCTTATCAGGGTGATGCTGGGCCAACTATTTTTCCATCTCAATTGATTTATCGCTTGCTCAAGTGCTAGTTTTTGATTTCGATAGGCACTCATACTGAGTTCGGATTGGCCTGGTACCGAGGGATCCACCGGGCATTGTGCCATCATGGTGCTGATGCACCATATGTGTTTGTTGGGTTGTCCTTGCCATGATTCCCAGACTGCATACAACAATTCGGTTTGGGCATAGCCTGCTTGAGCATTATTGACAAATATATCACAGGGTTCTATCTTGTTTACAATCTTGGGGATAACTCTAATGTTGTGTCCATCACGTTTGCTTAACCCTACTATTTCGTGACCTCGCTGGCTCAACACAAGGGCCAATGCTTTACCTATACCTGCGGTATGACCAGTGATTGCAATCTTCATGCCAACAGGTCCAAAGGTTCATTATGGAACGTAAAGCTGGCTATGATCCTGGGCAGATGTTCAGGATCAATTTTTTCTACACTGTGTTCTATCTGTGAGTTAAAAACTATAGGATTGGTCATATCGGCATATTCTGCCACGACTTGATTGTCCACATACCAACGGTTAATCCATCCTTTGGTGTTGATCACTGGTAGATTTAATTTTGCTATCACCGGCAGTTCATCTATATGCCTAGGCAAGTGTTCGTTGGTCTCGATTGTAGTTATGGCCGCGTGTCTTGGCAAGAGGTTATGTTTTTTAAAAAATAGCATCAACTCGGGAACATGTTTTATAACAGATTTACAATCGATAAATTGCCACCCAAATCGAGTGATATCAGCATGCTTCTGTAAAAAATCATATATCTTAGCAGAGATGATCTCGATGTCTTCGCAAGGAAACTCTACATAGCATTTCATTGATAGTAATCCTTATGTTGTATGCCTCTCATGCTATCCTGTTGATTGATAAAATTTTCTATCTCCATAGAATTGTCGGCGCCGGATGCCACTAAATCAACCAGTTCAGTAGGAACATCAGCTTTGCAAGTGAAATAATTCCGGTGCCTAATGTTTAAAACTTCTGGTTGTTCTAACAACGCCCAAGCATGGTTTATGTTGTTTTTGTTAGTATATGCTTGGATGTTCTTCAAATCACCAACGTTCAATGCCGACACTGTGGTCCAGGTATTTAACTCATACACACCCATGGTCGCATATGCTTTGATCGTTTGTTCAACGTCTTTGAACTTTATGGGCCAGCGTACATAATCATGTATGCGATCTATTCCGTCTAGACTCACCGTCACGGTGATCTGTACTCCACGCTCGATTAACTTAGGCAATACAGTCATCACCCGACTGCCATTGGTGTTAAGGCGCAGATACTTCACATTAGGCGGTAACTGGTCCAATAGTTTTAAGTAATTTGGACTAGCACTGGGCTCCCCACCATTGATATCTATTCTTGTTATTCTATCCAATGGTAGTTGATCAATACGGTTGCTATTGTTGATCTTGATATAATTTTTGGATTTCAAACTGCCTATCTTGGTAGAGAGATTTTCATCACAGGTATAGCAAGCACTATTGCAGATGTTATCCAACACCCCGCTTAACAAGATATAGTCTGCCCTGATCACGCTGTTTCTTGGATGGTCATCCAATGCATGTTGTCTTATACTTTTGTTGCCAATGGATTCTGCTGTTTGGCATCTAATACATTCCTTGGGCCATGTATCATTTTCCATTGTATCTTTGAGGGCCAACAGCCAGCTGCTGGATTCTAATTCCTCTAATGTGTTGAATTCAGCCGGGCCCACCATATGGCCGCAACGGCTCATTGTGCCATTGGCATTAAATCTCGCAAAATGATCAATTCTAGGGCAATACACTTTTAGAAATTAGGTTAAATCTTTGGCACACTAAATCAAAGGTTTCTGTATGGGTATCACGGTAGTGTTTAATTATCTCTACCCAGGTCATCTCTGTACCTGCTAGATCCAATAGTATCTGGTCCAAGAACATCCAAAGCTCTAATCCTGTGTTGTTGGATAATAATTTTTGTCTAAACTCATCATCACTTGGTATGATGTCTGCACGATCGTGGTCTTCAACAACAGCACTAAAATTCTTAAAGTCTCTTATTCTAATTTTGGTATCAGGAGATAGATATCTGCTGATATTCAATAGCCAATGAAATTGTGGAGCATAGTGTCTGTTTAGAAACTTGTATTGTTTGGCAAACCAAAATGCTGTGGGTTGATCTAGTTCGGGGTGATCGCGTTTTAGATGTTGTAGATATGTGTTAACACCGCTCACATAGCGGTCTTTGGCATCACGAATATATACATCTACAAAATCAAGTTCTTGGATCTGTTCATTCTTCAGCAATCGTAGACTGTATTTTTCTTGAAGATTTAGTAGACTGCTGGTTCCGTTTTTCTGTATGTAATAAACCCATTGATTGTGAAGTGGTATTTCTACCACTTCACAATCGTCAGAGAATAAGATAGAATCTATCTCTGACAGCATTACTTGTTTTGACGACTACGGATCATGGCCAAGATATCCTCGGCCTTCTTGTTGCCTTCTGCTGGCTTGGCCACTGGTGCTGTTGCCACAGGAGTATCCTCGTCTCCAAACGCATCCACAGGGGCCTTCGCAGCAGGTGCTTTGACTACCGGAACGTCCTCATCCACATCTGCTGCGGCTGCACCAGCAGGTGCTTGCATACCAGCAGGACGGAAGTATTGTCCCCAACGCTCCATGTCAAATGCTTTGCCATCAACTGATGCTTCAAACATTTCTTTCATCACACGCAGTTCCACATCAGTTGGCTTCTTGGGCAAGAATGTGCTCAAGTCAAACAGTCCGTGTGTTTCGATAGCTGCTTGTTCTTCTTCAGTAAGTGCAGATTCTTTTCTAGCCCACTTTGAAGTGTTGTAGTCAGCGTAGCCGCCCTTCTGTGTTTTGGTGATACGGAAGTCCAAGCCACTCATAGTGTCTGTGGGCAAGTTTTCCAATTCTGGATCCATCAACGCACTCTTGATCAATGTGAAGATCTGTGGTCCGATGATGAAACGACGGATTGGGTTGGCTGGGGTCTTGTCGTCTGCAAGAGGATTTTCCCGCACAAAGCCCTGGAACACATAACTGCGTTTCTTCCAGTATTTGCGACCCATGTCTTCAAGACTGGGATCCTTGAACCAAGTACTGACCTCGGACAGGATTGGGCAGGTTTCGTTCCACATGTGCATGCATGGCACCTGCACCATGACCTGTTTGGAATCCATCTCTCCTTTGACGCCATTGAATGGCAGTCGGATCATGGCCCGTTCCACCCAGAAGAATGTGTTTTTGGAGTTTGCGTCCGGTAAGAATCGGACAGTTGCGGATTGGCCTTCTTCCATGTTCCAGTGTGGGTAGATGGGATTCTCGCCGCCACTGCCTCCGGATTTGCCTTTTGTCTCTGCTGCCTGTAGTCGTGCTCTGATTTCTGATAAAGTTGCCATAGTTTTTTCTCCTATAAAGTTGCCTATGTAAATGCCTATCTAATGATTTAGATTGTGTTGCCTGTGACACAAAGGAAAAGCGCAAACACAGTAGTAGTATATGCGCTTCTTGTGTCTGTGTCAAGTGTATTTATGTCATCTGAGCAAACTCAAAGATTTTATTCTTGCCAGTTCGTGATCGTAAGCAGCTTCTTCAAAGGTGGCGATGTTGTCGCCTTCAGTGGTGGCTTTCTTGCCGGCGGTCACCTCACGATATGTGTCGCCGATGGTCTTCCCGGTGGTCATGAGTGCTTTTATGTATAGATCAGCGATGTCTGGATACTTGGCCATGGCCGCTGCTGTCTCTGGGCCTAGTTTTCCATCTGCATGAAAACGTGGCAATGCACGAGGATCCTTGGCAAGAATAGCTTTTTGCATGGCCAACACTTTTGGATCAAACGGAATGGGTTTTATTCGTGCCAAACTTGTTCCCGGAGCAGCATTGGCAGCATAGACACCAGTGTCGTCACCTCCGCCACCACCGCCGGCAATTGATTGACTACTACGATTTGATACATTGCCCGCAGGTGCTGCTGTTTTAGCAACTGGTGCTGCGGCAGCAGCCTCGGAATCTTCTTCATCCTCGCCGCTATCTTGGAATTGTTTTGCACCCGGATGGAATAAACTATATCCGCCTATTGATATGTCAGGCATGACTGATCCCGACCAGCGGGCCTTGGCTATGCTTGCTCGTTCTTCGGGCGTGAATAGATTAACTGGAACACGGACCTGTTTGTCCGGGCCGGGTTTCTCAAATCTTACCCCCGGGGTTAGACTCAAAGCATACGGTATATATCCAGCTACCACATCAAACCCCCAGCTTGGATTCCAATCTTTGATGCCCATCTGCTTTGCAAATTGCATAGCCCTGTCTGCTTGCATTTTTGGGCTCAACGAGTAGCCTAGACCTTTATTTTTTGAACGCATGCCCGATGTGTCTACTAGATCAGGAGGCATCAACAGACCGTTTGACGTTTCGTCAGCATCGGTAAGATCCATGATTGCCATCCACCCGTTGTTTTTGGTGTTAGGCAGACGTTGTGTGGATTCACCTCTAACATAACCGGTCCAAGCACCTTGATAGTTTTTTCCGCCATCGGTGCTGACAAGATCATATTGAGGCCATTTTTTATGTTTCTGCGACCATGTTCCGTTTCCGTTATCCTGCGGTGGAAAGTAATCATTGTCGGGGCTATCGTAAGGAAGCCGACCTGTAAAATTTCTGTCTGCATAATCTTCTATAGGGGTGCCGTCAGGACTGGTTCGTGAGAATTGCCAGCCGGGAGGTAGCCCTCCATCGCCTGCTTTTTCGTTCAGGCCTGCTAGTTTGCGAATACGATCAATGTTCTCCATTGTTGGACTCTTTACTTCATCAATGCTTTGATTCTTGCCAGCTGTGTTTCAAACATTCTGTCTTCCATTGGTGCTGGCGTGGTAGAATTTACGTTTTTGTTTATAAATGAATTTGGATCGCCCAGATATTCATCCTTGGTCATGTGGCCAAAATCCTTCAGATCTTGAGCTCGTTCAGCAGCATTAGCTGGCATGTCATAATTGTAGTTTTTTGCTCCTGGGCTGCCATCATATGCAAATGGATTCTTAATAGTTTTGCCCGGAGGACGATAGGGCACGTTTTTGTTTATCAGAGATTGTGGATTGCCCAGATATTCATCCTTGGTCAGGTGACCATAATCTTTCAAGTCTTGCTCTCTTTCGGCAGCATTGGCTGGCATCACATAATTGGCTCTTGGATCAACAAATGGGCTTTGATTACTTTTGTAGCCCAAATCATACTCTGCTTCGTCTAGACAGTTTTTCAACCCATGCTTTGGACAATATCTGTTTTCCATGGTATAATTGCATTCGCCCATTGGCTCAGGTGGCGTTGATCCACCGGGCTGGAACCCTAATTCTCTAGGAGTGAGAAATGTGTCTCCTACTGCGGCAGGATCTGGTGCACCAGGATCGTCTTCGTCTAGCACGCCGTGGTCTCGAAGATCATCGTAGAAGCGTTCGCCGATCCATTCATACGGATCCCCTGAACGGGCCTTGGCCACACCATAGGGCATGTCATCGTGATAGTAGTCGTACAATGCGTCAAACAAGTGATCGCTAATATCACCATGCGATATGAAATCTCGGATGTCACGCTTGAATGTGTGCAGTATGTGTTGCAAGGTATGTTTGGTATGATCGGTCAACACATTTTCGTTCACAGGTGCACCGGATAATCGGATAATGTCTTCAAAGGTCTGGAGGTTGTCGCCTTCGTCAACTTCGGGATCTGGATAAACTTCATGATCCGGGTGATTGCCACCGTGCCGACTTCTCTCTTTGTCAGCTATTTTCGCGTAGTGTTTTCTCCACTTATTACCGTAAGCAGGATCTGTTTCCATACGCTCTCCGTGTTTCATAAACTTATCAAATTCACTTGTTAAACCATGTAGTGCTGGTTCAATATCTACCAAACCATGCTCGCCTTCTGCCACAGGCGCTGCTTCTGGCGCGGTAGGTTCTGTTGTGGTATCTGTTGTGGTATCTGTTGTGGTATCTGTTGTGGTATCCGTTGTGGCAGGTTCTGCTGTTTGGAAACCATTGGCCAGTTCTGCTAGTTCAGGACTTTGGTCCTTGTTGCGAACAATCCAGGCCTGTACAATGGGCACAGAATCTGCGTTGGGATCTTCTTCGGCCATGCCTGCCAGTTGATCAAACAATGCATCATCACCGATCAAGTCATACAACACATCTGTGACGTCTTCGGCATCGGGGCCTAATGGACGTTCCTGGCTCAACCAGTCTTTGAGACGAGTCATCTTCTCTGGAGTGTCGGGCATGGCCCAGGTTCCTTCTACCAATCTGGCAGCCCATGATTCAAATATATCTGCTTCTTTCATAGCTTTTGCTTCCTGTTGTATCTTTGCCAACATGGGCAAAGCTGATTCTATCCGTGGGTCAATGCGTGTTTCCACAAACATGCCACGCAGGTCTTCTACCATGATATCGCCTTCAGAGATATCTGCTGGCTTCCATGATTCAAAATACCGATTGTATCCACGGCCAGATGCCATGTGTTTCAAGTTGTGCGTGAGACGCTGATAGTATTGATCGGTCTCTGTGACCAAATCACCAGCAGCACCTTCGAACATACGACCTTGATGTGCTCTACGGAACTGGCTTAACACATTGATCTGGTTCACTGTTTCTGTAATATGCTGCCCGCGCATGTCATAAGGTTTGCCACCTTGCCGCACATGTTCTAACATGGCACGGCCGCCGGCTAACTTGCGGAATGGCAAACGAAAACATTCACCTTCTACTGTTTCAATAAACAAACTCTCCACATAGCGATAACGCTTGTCTCCCTCGGCAATAGGGCGGGTGTGCTTGATCATGAGTCTGGCTTGGGTAGGCTCTCCAGAGTAACTCACCTTCTTTGTGCCGTAGAAACTTTCTGTGAGTGCTGCCTGTCCTGCGATGGCATACTTGAGTTTGCTCAAGTCTTCTAAACCAAACCCGCCGCGAATCTTGCTGGTTCGTATAGCAAAATGTTTTAGTTGTTCCAAGAAACCAGGGCTGTTAGTTTCTGAATCGCCATACCAGGCTTTTTTATCTTCTGGATCCATAGTACGACCCAGGTTATCCCCAAAATACATAGTAAGGCCGCCATTTTGATCCAACAAGATCACTGCTGTGCCATAGTTCTTGCCTGTGGGCCCTACCCAGTCAAAACTAAACATGTCTGCTTCACTAGAATCAGGAACACCACGCTCGTTTACAGCGGGTTTGCCAGTCTTGGTGCTGAGTGCATCCACGTCAAAATCGTGGGTAATCAGAAGATTGTTAAGTTCGCTTGATATTGAATTCTGTGCCATGATGTATTTAGTTTACTCTTACATCATTATAGAGATGAACGGATAGGGTTCGATAATTTCTGATTCGTGATCTCGCATCTGTGTATCTAGTTCTGTATAGAAGTTCTGTAGGGTCACAAGCATTCGCACAGCCAGGATCATGGCCATGATCAAGTCGTCAGTTTCGCCGGGCTTGGCAGCATAACTGGTGCCATGTGCCACAAAGTTCTTGAGTTCGCTGATCAAACTGGCACTGTTTACTCGCATGCGCCCTGACTCAATTAGATTCTTTAGCTTAGAGCAAGCAGCCAGTTTGCTTTTATTAGTGGTGTTGTAGCCCTTGCGGAAGCGCCGTGTGGTAGGGCTGGCAGTATCGCTGAGGAAATAGCCCTTGATGTTTTCTTCGCCGTATTCCATGATGGAGATCAAGGCTGCTTCACCAATGGTGTTGTTCTCTACTGAAAAGTAGATGCTCTTGTCATCTTGCACGGTGTCATGTATGTGTTTGATGATGTCGGCCATGATACGCACCTGTTCGGGAATAGGAGTTTTGTTGTGCCGCCATTCGCCCACTTGGCGTGTGGTGTTGGCTTCTAAAATCTGTATAGCAGCAGGATCACCACCGGTGCCTAGGCTAGGATCCAGTGCCACCACATACACTTGATCTTTACGAATGGGTTCAAACCAACGCACTTGTCCTGTTCTGTGAATGGGGTCGCGGCCCGCAAGATCCAACAGTTTGGCAGGCGCGATCAAGGTCTCATCATTGATGATAAATTCGCAGCCCATCTCACGACGGAAACGATCATCGCCCAACTGGGCTCGCATGTTTTCACCCCAAGCAGCATCACGGTCCGGGTGTTCTTCCCAATAACTACGATATGCTTTGAATCCGTTCATGCCCAAGGGTGTGGGGTTGCCGTATTCATCTTCGCACTTGTTGGCACCTTTCCACAAGAACGCAAACTGATCTTCGTCCGAGTTGGGTGTGCTTGTGATGATGGCTTTACCACCTGTGGCCAAGGTGGGTGATAT